CTGTTCTCCATTGAAAATCTGGGCTCCTGGTACTATTCCGCCAGCGCCACTCTGGACGGACAGACGCTCACTGCCGCAACCATGTCCCATGTTTTCGACATCAGCAAGCAATTCCAGTAACGTTTTCCGGGCGGGTCAATGACCCGCCCGGAAAACGTTCAAGGACAGCCCCATCGGAGATCATCCGGGGCATAAAAAAGGGGCTGTTCGCCATGGGGTATGGCCCCTTTCTGCTACCATTCTAGCGTTTCCCCGTCCCCGCTGGGGGACATTTGTGTACCATCTGTGTACCATTTGTGGGACATGCGGGCATAGAAAAAGCGCCATGAGCCGTTGCTCATGGCGCTTTCTCTTTGTCCGTTTTCCCTACCAGACGGCGGGCGATATTGTAGATGTGCGGCAGGCGGCGGGAGATGGTTTTGCGGTCGACGCCGATCTCGGCGGCGGCGTCCATCTGCGGGAGCCTGCCCACGATATAAAGCTTCACGATCTGCTGATCGATCTGATCCAGTATGCCCTCGTCAGTGACGCGCTCCCAGTCGCTGCGCGTGAGGTGTTCCAGCTCCTTCGGCAGAGCCAGGCGCGCAGTTATGTTGCGTCACTCCCTTTCTCCGCCCGCTCGACTGGCGGAGTTCTGCTTACTTGTCGAAGACGCCGGTGCGGTCTAGGATGACGAGCATGCGGACGTTGTCCTCGCTCAGATCGAGCGTCAGGTCTTCGCCCGTGCCGCCCTTTCCTTTAAGCAGGCCCTTGCTGACCAGCTTGTCCAGCGTCTGGCGGTACGTCTGGTTGTCGACGTCCCGCAGCTTTTCGTATCTCATGGCTGTTTCCTCCTGCAGTCTTGCCTTGAATTCCTGCCACTGGCGGTCGCCGGAGGTGCCGTAGTAGATGTTATGCGCCGGTCCGACAAACGGGGCCGGGCAGATCTTTCCGGTGACGTCATAGTGGCGGATGACGTTCTCCAGCGGGATGTTGTACTGCCGCATGAGCTTTGCGGTGAGCCATACGGCGTTTTCGATGACGCGGCGGTCAAAGTACCAGTCCTTGTCGCTCGCGTTCAGGCGGCTGCTGTCGAGCTTCTGCGGGCGCAGCTCAATGCCGATGGAGTTGCAGTTGCGGCACTTCGGATGCCGGTAGAGCAGGCCGCCCACGGCCCCGCAGTGCCACGCCATGTCGGTATCCGGCACGCAGTGGTAGATGACGTCCTTCTCATCCACGCAGTAGTGCGCGGACGCCATCGCCTCCGGGGCCTTGAACCACTCCGACGCGCCATAGGCGCTGGAGAGGGCCCCGAAGAAGTGGATGACCAGATACTGCGGCTTATTGCCGCCCCGGTAGATGTTGACGCTTGTGAAATTGTCTACGATCTGCGGCGGCATAGTCTTCATTCTTCCTTGACCTCCGGCAGGCCCGCGACGCTCGTCAGCAGGGACAGGATGCCCGCCAGCGCCGAGGCGGAGGCAACGGCGATCCAATTAACTTCGGACAGGATCGCGCTCGTGCCGATCGTTGCGACTGCCGTCTGGCATACCGTTTTCAGTGCGCGGATGCCCGCGGCTTTCCACCATTTTGCGTTCATAGTATGTACTCCTTTCAAATTTCACGCCTTGCGGCGTGTGTTACAGAATTTTGCTCAGCGCCCAGCCGACGAGGCCGGACACCAGCGCGGTCAGCGCGATTTTAACCAGCGCATCCCAGTTCTTTGCAGGCTTGGCCGTGAGGCTGTTGACGCTCGTCTGCATGCCGTCGATCTTGTCGTCCAGCGTCTTCATGTGCTCGGCCATGACGGCGACGGCCTCGGCCAGCTTGGCCACGGCGTCGGTCTTCTTCTCGAGATCCTTGATCCGGCCGGTGTTCCGGTCGACATTGCCGCGGATCTCCGCGACGGCAACGTTCAGATCCTGCAGGTCCATCTGATTTTCTCCCTTCTGCGTTTATCAGATCGGCACAAAGGCCGCGTCTGTCCAGTCGGCCTTTTTCCCGGCCGCGCCCATCCAGACCTTGGTTTCGCCGTTGTTGGTGTAATAAGCATTCTGGATGAGCGACATGCCGGAGGCCCACACGATGGGGTTATCCGCCGTTCCGGCTTTCACGGCCTGCTCGACGTATTCCCGGCGCACGGGAATGTCGTTGACGAAGAAGTTCTTCCAGTCATAGCCCAGCTTGTCCGACTGGGTTACGGTTGTGGTGATACCGCCTGCGGCCTGCACGAGCTTGCCGTCCGTAATTGCTTTCTTTACCTGTGCCAGTTTAGCCTCTGTCATATGCCGCCTCCAGTTCCGCCAGCAGATCGCTGGCCGTTTTTTTGCCCATCTTCGCCGTGATGGTGCCGTCGCGGTTGTCGGTGATGGGGCCGGCAAGGGTAAAGTCCGCGTAGTCGTCCATGTAGCGGTCCTCGGCGGTCTCGGTCGTCGACTTGACGGTTCCGTCCTCGTTCATCTGGACGTTGCCCTCTGCGTCCAGCACAGGGACGGCCGTGGTGTAGCGGTGGATCATGCCCCAGACGGCGCCGTCGCAGAACAGCGCCAGCGGGTCTGCAACCGCGCTCTTTTCGATGGTGACGGCGCGGCTCTCGCGCCCGCCCCAGTCGGCGTCGCGCATGCGGCCGGCGGCCGGCCGCGTCTCGATCTCCTGCCCTCCGATTGTGATGTACCAGGTGTCCATAAGTTCCTCCTGTCTATTGCTGCACAGCATTGGCCTGCAGCCATGCTAATAGTGCTCCTGTTGGCATTTCAGCGAAAGTCACTGTCCGGAATGCCTCTTGCGTCCAGCTCCCGTTGAAATATGCGTACCAAATATCGCCTGGCCCGTAAGAGTAAACAATGTTTGGCCGAGAGCCTGCAGTGATCATGAAATAGTCAAATTTTTTCCCGTTTGATGTAAAATCAATGGCTTGCTCAAAAACCATTATTTTGGGGGACTCATTTATGATCCACGTCAGCCCGTCGCTGAACTTGACCTCATACGCCGTCCCATTCACCAGCGTTCGGCCCCCCGATTTGGTAACTTGTACCAGCAATCAGGTCGGTGCCGCCTTTGCTGGCGTAGGATGTGCCGTCTTTCAAAATGTGGTGTGTGCCCATGTGGGTCCTCCTTTATGCTGCCTGGCTGTAGGTGCCGTCGGGGTTTTGGATCACGGGGAAGGTCGAGGGGATGGTGAAGGCGGGGCGGACGCCGTAACTGTCGTTGCAAGGCGTATGAGTCGAATAGCCGCTAGGCATTATAACGTACACGTCTTTCTGTGTCCAGGTGGCCGGTGTACGCGTCCACTGTCCAACACTATTTCCGCCGTAGTAAGCAGTGGAAAGTAGTTTTCTCACAGCACTGTCCAGTGGTTCTCCGTCAGTATCAGCATAATCGCTGTAGCCAAACTCTGCTGTCGACAGCAGGAACACTGCACGGGTCGTGACTGCTTTCTTGTTGCTTCCGGCATAGTAGTAGATTTTTGTCGTGCCGGCCGCAGACTGGACGTCCAATGTCAGCAGCTTGATCCAGGTTCCGTTGAGCCATGTGTCTATCGAGCTCCCGGCGAAAATCTTTCTACTGCTGTCAAAAATACGCTTGTCATAGCAATCCTTCCTCACCAGAAGTGTCCGCCCTGCGCCGTTCAGTCCGCTTTCGTAGTCGTGCTTGCAGACGTAGAACGGCACGGGGCTGCCGTATTCGTTCAGGTACAGGATCGCGCCGGGGGTGATGGTGCTCAGGGGAATGCCCTTCGAAAACGGTACGGTGAACGCCGTTCCGCCGATGAGGGTCTTCCCGCCTTTGCAGCCGTAGCCTGTGCCGCCGATCAGCTCCCGCCCGCCCTTGACGTCGTAAGCCGTTCCGGAGATCAATGTCTTGTGCGCCATGGGGCCTCCTCACTCATACTGCCAGTTGATGGCCATGTTCTCGGTCGGCGTGGTCTCCGCGGAGACCAGCGTCTGCTTGGTGATGTTTCCGGTCTTCATATAGTCCGTGCCCGCCACGGCCACCGCCCACGCCGTCGGCTTTCCGCTGGCGTCCACCGCCTTGACCTTGATCAGGTCCCCGACGGCCGCGCCGGAGGCGAGGATCACATCTTGCTTTCCGTTCCACGCGTCTTTGTTGCTGCGCACGTCGGCGATAGCCTCGTCGATCTGCGCGCCGGTAAACTGGCTGTTGTAAGCCATACGATCACTCCTTCATACACAGAAAATCCTCGCCGTCCGCGGTCTTCAGCGCCTGCGACTCTCCCAGCGGGATAAAGCCGTAGTTGTCGTTCCAGCTGCCGTCCGCGCCCTGCGCGAACAACGAAATGCGGTATTCCCCATCACCGGAAAGCAGAAAATCGTCGTAAACCTCAAAGGTGCGCTGCGTGCCCGCCGGGGTCTGGGAGAAGGACGCGATCAAAGCGCCCTTCCCGCGGCCCCAATCCTCGCCGGACTTCGTCGCGCGGCACTCGAAGGCCGTGTAGGCGATGTCCGACGAGAAGGAAACGGTGATCGAGTCGAACCCCGAGACCGCCGAGATCTTGTTGCCCGTGATGGAGAATGTCAGCTGCGGCGCGGCCATCAGGCGGCACTCCAGGTCCCGGCGGCGTTCTTGACGAAGACCTTGACGATCTTCGTGCCGTCGCCGGAAGACGCTGCCTCGAGGTCCGCGCCCTTGACAGTGACGTTGATGGCGGTGTTCTTCTTGTAGCCTCCCTCCGTGCCGCTGACGTTGGTGGAGCCGCCCGTCGTCGGGATCTGCGTGCCCGCCGTGTGCAGGCTGCTCGTCGCCGGAACGACGCGAATGGTGTATTCCTCAAAGTCCACGTCGCAGACGAAGGAGAACGCCGCTGCATCGTAGCCCGTGACCTTCGAGATCCTGCTCTTGTCGGGGCCGGTGATGGTCACGGCAGGAATCGACGTGTTGAGCGTGATCGCGTCGCTGACTGCGGCCGTTTCGTTGCCGACGTCGTCGCGCATCTTGACATAGATCGTCTTGAGGCCGTCTCCGTCTGGCAGCGTGATGGATTTTGTCGTGGCGAATGTCTCCCACGACGCTTCCGCCTCGGTCTCCGCCGTCTTCGTGCCCCAGATCTTCATCTGGTAGCCCGTCGTTGTCTCGTCAGAGACAGATATCTTCGCCGTGACGGTCGCGCTGGTCGCGTACTGTGCACCGTCGTTCAGGATCAGCGATAGGCCGGCAGGTGCCAGCGTATCAAGTGTCAGATTGAAAAAACTTGCCATCTGGATTTATCCCCTTTCTTCGCTTGTGAGTTCAATGTACAAAAATCCGCCCGGTCTTTCGTAGATGGTTTTCGTGCCCAGGTGGGCAGATTTGATGCCCATGGAGCCGATGAACAGCTCCAGAATGCGTTTGAGTCCAACTGCCAGCATGTTATCCCTCCAACAGATACAGTGTCCGCGCGTCCTTTTTGTCCAGCGCGTCATATTCGGATTTTGTCATCACGAGGATCGCGTCGATCTGTGCCGACTGGATGCCCCCGCCACCAGAGCCGCCGCCGGACTGGCGGGCCTCGTTGATGGCGTCGACGAGGTTGTCCTTGTTGTAGGTCTTGAGGTCGTCCAGATCGCCGATCTGCTTCTGCAGCTGCGCCCAGACGGGCAAGGACGGGTCGGCCGAGGCGTCGCCGGACGGATCCGCGCCGGGCTGGACCTTGCCGAGGCTCACCCAGACGGTCGGCAGGACGACGCCGCTTTCGTCCGCGCCATAGACGCCCACGCGGGCGTGGCGGCCCGGGACGGCGAGAACTTCGTGCGGGACGGGAACGGTATCCCCGTCCCAGTTCGCCGCCAGAACGTCGACGGTGGTCTTGCCGTTCGAGAAGACGGCGGTCTTCGTCAGCCCGTCCCACTCTGGCGAGAAGACGAACTGCACCGTCACGGCCTTGGCCATGCCCGCCGTCAAAAGCTCCGGCGGCGACGCCAGATGCGCGCACGCGCGGGAGCAGTGGATGGTGATCATGCGTTATCAGCTCCTTCTTTGCCGCCCGAAAGGGCGGCTTTTTCTTTCCTGTTGTGGTCTATCCGATCACGGTTCCATTGACCAGTAGCTTCCCGTTGCTATTGCACGCCAGCGTCGCGTATGTGTTTGCGTTGTTCACCACATACACTTTTCCGAAGCACCCGCCGTCAAACCAGTTGTTTACCGCGCCGATGTATTCATCTCCATGTATGCCGACGAGAAACCTGCTTCCGCTCATTCTTACGCCATATCCGTTTTTTATGATCCTGTCTTGATATCCGCTGGTTCCGCCACCTCCGCCGCTTCCCGGCGGCCCGACAACGTACTCGACGATATAGCTGCCGGAGATCCGCGCGACCTTGACGCGGTCTCCCGCGGCAAAGGTGGCGGACGTGTTGCATTTATAGTGCTTTGTTGTGGCTTCAGTCTGCCCCTCGAGGATGAGGGACAGACCATCGTCATAGACCGCGCCGACGGTCGCCAGAAAGTCTTCCGGCAGATTTTCGTCCGGCATGCTGATCGATGATACAAATAAGCTGTTGATGCCCTCCATCAGGCGATCACCGTCCTTTTTGCTGAGTGTGTCATGAGGCTGCCGGGCTGCATGGTTACAGACCAGCCGGTCTCGAGATAGATGCCGCCGATCTCGTCGTGCGTCAGGGCGAGAATGTCGCCGACGCCGTGGCCCGGCTCGGCCAGCGTATAAAATGTGATCGTGCGCGTGGCCAGCAGCGATTCGTTGCGGCGCTTGTTGGCGTAGGCCTGCAGCTCCTCCTGCGAGGCGATGTTGTCCACCCGCTCGACGGAGGTGATGCGCATGCCGCGCTTGAAGGTGGATTTTTTGGACGCCGGGTTGTCGTTGACGGCGGTCGCCACCATTGCTGCGTCCATATCCGGGTTGTTGCAGGTCACGACAAAAACGTTCGGTGCGTCAAAGATGTCCGTCTCGTCGGACCAGTCCTGCCCGGGGTGCTTTTCCGGGAGGAACAGGTCCGTCGTTCCGTAGCGCCAGTCGATGATGGCGGCGGATGGCTCCTGGTACGGCTCGAGGCGGCAGACACCGTCGGCGTCGAACCAGAGGTTCTCGTAGTTGATCTCGGAGAGCAGCGCATTGACGATCGTCAGGTAGCTCGTGCCGATCGGCCAGTCCTCGCGGTCTGTGGCGAGGACTGCGTCGTTCGGCGCCGCGATCACCAGCGTAATGCCGCAGGCGGTCAGGAGCTTTCGGACTTCCGTGATGTAGGACGCTCCGGCCGCAAGATGCAGGAGCGTCTCTGTTTTTTGCGTGTACACCCGCCAGCAGCGGTCGTAAGCCTCGATCTCGACGCGCGTGCCGGAGCTGCTGCCCTTGTTGCTGACGGTCGCGGCCTGATAGATGCCGAGCGATGTTTCGACGCCGTTGATGCTGATCCACGGGCGCAGCTCGTCGGACTCCAGCTCCGCGAGATCGTTTGGCAGGAAGCTGCCCTTGAAGGAGCCGTGCAGGGTGGCTGTCCGGTCGCACATGATCTGCGGGGCGCTGCCGGTGTCCCATTGGAGGTGGGTGATGGGTGCGCCGTTTCTGAGCACGTCGACGCGGAAGCGGACGTCACGGGTCAAGGGTGATCGCCTCCTCCCGGTTCGTGTGCGAGATGGTGAAGGAATAGCGGCGCATGAACTCGTCGCAGTTGCTCTCGAGCGACGGGAGCGAGCCGATGGCTATGTTGCCGTAGCGGTCCTTGAGGCAGACGAGGCGGCCGACAAGGGCCTCCAGCGCGAGGGCGGCGGCCCGCTGCGCGTGCGGCCAGGCGCAGGCGACGGACAGGGCGCGGTCGCGCTGCTCGCTGCGCTCCTCGACGGGGTAGGCAAGGCCCGCCAGATGGACCGTGGAGACCCCGGCCGAGAAGCTGGTGCGATTGGTTCGCAGCTGTGTCTCGGACAGGCGCATCTCGAGCCAGACGCCGGTCTCGAGGTCGCAGATCATGTTGGTCTCGGGCAGGATCTCGACGGTATCCGAATTGGACACGCCGTAGTTATCGCTTTCGTCGTAGCAGCCGCGGACGCGGTAGGTGACGGAGCCGATGCTGGTGTGGTCGATGTACTGCTTTTGGACGGTGCGGGCGATGGTCACGCCGTCCCGCTCGACGAGGTAAAAATTGTAGCTCCCGGCGGTCTGCCAGGTGAGCGCGGCCTCGTGGGCCGCGTCGACCGACAGTGTGATTGCCTCGCCCTCGGTGTGCGAAACGGGGAGCGCGGCTGCGCTCCACTCGGACCACATGCCGTACTTGTTCTGCACGCGCACGCGGACGGTGTAGCTGCCGTCGGCGAGGTAGACCGGCGAGCGCCATGCCTTCTCCGTGCCGTAGACCGTGCCGGAGGCGTAGCCGCTGGACAGCGTCAGCTGATAGGCTTCCTGCTCGGAGGTCTGCCAGGTGATGCGCGGGCGCGGGCCGGTAGACTGGATGACGATGGACGGGGCCGACGGGGCGTTGATGGCGATAAACTCGGCCTTTTCGCTCCACGCCGAGGCCGTGCCGTCGGTGTTGTAGGTGCGCACGCGCCAGTATTTCGTCCCGCTCGTAAAGGTGTTCGCGGGCACGTCGTAGTACTGATTTTCTCCGGTGACGGTCGCGAGCGTGTTCCAGGTCGTGCCGTCGGCGGACCACTGCAGGTCGGCCTTGCTCTGCGGCGTGCCGGTGGAAATGATGTGCTGCCAGCTAAAGCGGTTGACGATTGTGGCGTCGATGACGATGCCGGATGGGGAGACCGGCTTGGCCGTCGGGGTGACGTCCGTGGCCGTGATCTCCTGCCATGCGGACGTTGTTGTCGTGCCGCTGTTCGCCGTCGCCTTTACGCGCCACTCGATCGTCCCGGACGGGAATGTATTTGCTGGGACCGTGCAGGCGGTCGTCGCGCCGGAGACGCTGATCGTATTTGAGGTGCTCGCATTTTTTACGCGCCATTCGAAGACTGCGGAGGTTTGCTTTATCTCTGCGAAGCAGACCTGTGTTATCGTCGTGTCGTCTGTAGCGCCCCATGTAAATGTGTTTTTTTGAAACCTGTTTACGAACGCCCCTGACGATGGGGAAAAATTGTCTGCTTTTATTCCGACATTGTCGTTTGAGTACTCGCATGTCAGGAACGGCTTTCGCGTTGATTTTTCCCCATAAAAAATTGCTTCGCTTGTTCCAGACGGCGCGCCTCTGAACGCAAAAACAAATCCATTCTTTATGCCGCTTTTTAATTCTATTTTGCTTTCTTCACTGTATGGCTTAAGATCTGCACTTAGCTGTATAATCTCGTTCAGCGTAGACCAATCCCCATCGGCGTGCTGCGTAAGGCCACCGGTCTGTTGGTAAACGCTCGGCCTAGTCACATATGTTACTGTGCTCACATCGAGTGGGCTTGTCAGCCCTTTCACATATGCCCAAATTTGTTTATACCCAGTCTCGCTTTCTTCTGTCGGCTGTGCGTATATTGTAAACGTCACCTTTGTTACGCGTTTAAATTTATACGCATCTCCCGGCGTTGGAAATTTTATATATATATTATCTCCTTTGTTTACGTCGCCTCTTGTTCCCGTGAATGGCTCTGCAAACAACTTGTACTGCGCAAGATCTGAGTAATTTGTATTTGGATGGTTTACCGCGACTGCTGTCGAGCCGCTTGCCTGCACTGTAAACGTCGGCATTTACTTCGCCCCCATTCTGGTTGTGATGCGTGCGTTTTTGGCGATGCGGAGGATGGTGTCGAGGTCTTCGACGTGGTCGACGTAGACGGTGGTGTTGTAGGTATCGCCGGAGGTGTAGCGGGTCTCGCTGGCCGTCTGGATGCGCGAGCCGGAGGGGAGATAGATCCGCTCAAGGCCGTTCTCGTTCACCCGCGTCCAGCCGCCCGCCCAGTTGTCCGTGCCGGCGGCGTTGCCTCCCAGATACCGCCTGCGCCATTCGTCCTCGGTGATACCGATGGTCGACGAATCGCCGCGGGCGACGGCCTCTTCGTAGGCCTTGGAGAGGTCGGACGCGCTCTGGCCCCACTGCTGCTCGTTGTAGCTGTCGAGTAGGTTTTGGTAGTTGTTTCCGTTGCCGCTGCTGTAGCCGAAGCCCAGCGCATGCTTCATCTGGCCCCAGCCCTCGCTGATGTGGCCGGTGCCGAAGTTGATGACGCCTTTGAGCAGCTCCGCCGCGTCGGCCATGAGCGCCATGACCTTTGCCAGCGGCTGCAGCGCCTTGGTCAGCGCCGGGACGCGGTTGTTGGACAGGTCGGACATTGGATTGAGGATATCGCCGACGGTCTCAAGCAGCATGCCGAAGGCGTCGACGATGCCGGAGTCCTTGATGGCCTTGCCGCCGTCCTTGACCATGGTGGTGACGTCGCCGTAGAATTCTTCGAGGTACGGGGCAAACTCGACGGCCAGCTGGTTTTTGACGCCCTCCTGTGTCTTCTGCAGGCGGGCATAGGCGTCGTCGACGGCCTGCAGGGATTTGAGCGCGTCCCTGTCGAGGACATAGCCCATGTCGTGCGCTTCCTGCGCGTACTCCTGCATCTTCTCGCTTCCGAGCTCGATCAGCGGGTTCAGCTCCTGTGCGGACTCGGACATGAGATCCATAGCCAGTGCGTCCCGCTCGGTCTTGTTTTTCATCTCGCCGAGCGCGTCGATGGTATCGTAAAATACATCCTGCGCGCTGCGGAGACTGCCGTCGGTGTTTGTAATCTCAACTTTCAGCCGCTTGTACGCCTCGTAGGCGTCGCCCGTACCGGTCGCGGCCTCCTGCATCTTGTTGGTGGTTTCCTTGAGGCTGTCCTTGATACGGTCAAAGGAGACGTCCGTGAGGTCGGCCATGTAGTTAAGCTCCTGCACGGAATCGGTCGTCGTGCCGGTCACGGAGGCGAGCGTCAGCAGATCGTCCGCATTCGAGGCGGCTTCCTTCGTCATGGAGATCAGCGCTTTTTCTGCCTTGACGATCGCCGCAGCGACGGCGGCAAATCCGCCCGCAACTGCGACTGTCGTAGTGTCGAGCTGCAGCATGCCGTTCATGGACGTTTTCATGCTGTCCGGCAGCTGGATCCCGAGCTTGGAGGTCAGGCCGTTCACCACGTCGCCGAGGTTGCCCATGCCTTTCCCGGCTTCCTCGGCCGCATCCCCGATTTCGCCCATGCTCTGCGCGGATTCCCCGGTTTCCTCGTTGGCTTTTGCCATCTGCTCGGTATTGCGCTTCAGCTGGTTCTCCATTTTGTAGAGCTCGGCTTCCGCGTTTGCGAGCTCCTTCTCCCAGCGGCTGGTTTCTACCGCCCCGATCTCATAATACTCTGTTGCGTTTTTAAAGGCTGATTCCAACAAATCTACTTTGTTGGCCTGCTGGATGATTTTCTGCGTTAAAATGTCATTCTTTTTAGCCATCAAGTCCGCAGAATCCGCACTATCTTCGTATTCTGCTGCGACCTTCCGCATTTGGGCGTCCAGTACGTCTATGCTGGCGTTGAGCTGATCTATTGATTGTTTATACTTTTGCTCTTTGTCGCCCCGTAGACTTTCGCCCAGCTTGTTCGTGCGCTCAGCCAGATCTGCCAGACCATCCGAGAAGTTGTCGGCAGCACCACCTGCCGCCTCCAGCTTAGACGTGTTGTCAGCCAATGCACGCTCCATTTTTACAAGAGCGGCTTCGGCATTGTTCAGTTGCTGCTGGTACTTTTGGGTTGTCGTGTCGGATATGCCGTAGGCCTTGGCAGACTTCTGCAGCATCTCCTGCAGCTGCTCAACCTTATCACGCTGCGTCAGGATCTTCTGGTTCAGAACCTCGTTGATCTCTGTCAGGCCCTTGATGCTGTTTTCGTTCCCGGCATAGGTCGTGTTAAGCAGTTTGATCTTGCTGTCCAGCGTTCCAAGCGCGGCATTGATCTCGGAGATCCGCTGTTTGTACTCGGCTTCGCCGTCCAGTTTGATTTTTGTGCTAATGGTGGCGTCAGCCATTTAAAGTCCCCCCGATACAAGATAATCGTGCAACGATAAGCCGGACGGCTTATCCAGATCAACATATCTGCCGTCTGGCATTGCCTGAGATGCAGACCGGCGCGGCGTGGCAAGGGAAAAGTATTCCCGATAGATTGCCATGCACCGCGCCGGCGTCATCGTCCTCCAAAATACAGCCTCATCGTTGTGCAGGACGTTGATCCAAATGTTTAGGTACCACGCGAATCGGATGCTGTAGGGTTCGGCTGCGTGGTCTGTTCTTTTTTTTCGCCGGATTCCTCCGACTGATTTTCGGCCGGACGCTCTGTGTCCGGCTCGTAGACCGCCTGAAAGATCATTTCAATGATTCTGTCAGCGATCTCACCGAAGCGCTTGACCGTCATCATCTTGCCGACATCGCGGCTCGTAAAGCGTTCCGGCCAGCCCTGGTCGTAGGCGTACTCATTCATAGCGGCGGCCACTGTCTCAAGAATGTTTTTCATGGTGCGCTTCCGGGACAGCAGCGGCTCAAGCGTACCGCCGTGCAGCTCCTGTAGGTCTGCCAGGACGTTCATGTTAACGTAAAGCTGATAGGTTTTCCCGCCGTGCTCAAACGGCAGGGGTTTCGGCTGTAAGTACATGCCCGGCCCCCTTACGCAGTCTTGCCGAGAACGGCGTCGCAGTACGCTCTTGCATCCTCCTCGGAGTCGCAGGTAGCAATCTCAACAAGGTTGTCGAGAGCATCGACGAGGAATTCTCCCGACGTGACCGGCGTATTGAACGTGATGTTCTCGCCGAGAGTCTGGTAGACATGGCTGGGCGGTCCGAAGAGCGCACGGCCGATGAAAATGCAGGTGAATTTCTCCACGCCGTCGATCATGTCAGGCGCGTAGAACGAGACGCCGACATACTGGCTGGTGGATGTCTTGCCGTACCGGACTACGTTGATGGATTTCGTCTTGACGGATCTGGTCGTCATGACGGCCTTATACAGCAGCACTTGCGCCGCCTCGGTGATATACTTGACGCCGAGCGAGATCGTGCCGCCGGTCGCCTTGCGCATATACTCGGCAAGGGAGCTTTCGGCATACAGACGGCCTTCGGCGTTGCGCAGCTCGAAGTTTGCCGTCATGGCGTCGCCGACCTTTGTGACGTCACTGTAGGTCACAGTATTGCCGGAATCGGATTTCGTGTATTTTGCGGCCTGAATGTACCGCAGATCATATGCAGGCATAGGCTCCTCCTATCTGTTCAAAATGTTAATCGCTTCTTTGCGCATGGCTTCATTTGACGCCGCACGCGCGGCCTTTATGGCCTGGTTCCAATAATGGTCAGCTTTGATCGCGCCGCCTCTTCGCTTCCAAAGATTACGCGATTTTCGGCCATAGTTGAGGACAAAGCCCTTGATATTATAGGGCTGCTGCCGCGCGTCCTTGCCGCGCAGCGTGACGACCATATACGGGACATCCTGCTTGTCGCGCTTGACGGTATTCGGGCGGACAATGTGCCGGTATGTCTCACCAGTGCGGCGGTTGTGGCCAGCGGCCACATAGGCGGATTTTACGCTGTCCAGCAGAACGTCCGCGCCGGCAGACAGAATCGTCTTCAGGTTCGTATCGGTAAAAAGCCGATCAGCTTTCAATTCCTTGATGATATCCTGCGCCTTTACCTCGGCTTCAAATTCCGCCATGTCAGATCACCTCAAACGGGATATCCGTGTAATACGTCATGGTCTGCTCATCGAAGCTCTGCTCATCCTGCCCGACTGCGACGCGGCCGGCAATGAGCGCGGCGATGATCTGCGCCGGCAGCGGATCGTTTTCCGTCTGCGTGGCCACTGTGACAACGCCCAGATTGACCGTGCAGATCGGCGCGCCCTCCGCCCGTTCCGACCGCGTCCCGGTCGGCGTCCAGACGACATAGCGCTCCTCGCTCGGGCTCGCCTGCACCTTGTAAACGCTGACGTCCTCCGGAACGACGGTGTCCAAAATGGACTCAATCTTCGAGTAGCTCATATTTGCCCTCCGGCTCGGTCAGGCTCAGCGTCGTACATGGCAGACCATTGTCGTCGTGCCCGTACTGCGCCTGATCGATCTTGTAGATGTGGCGGCCTTCGTAGCCCGTCAGGCTGACATACTGATCGGACGTGATCGGCGGCTCATCCATGCCGCGCGGGACGCAGACGAGCTTGACGATCTTGCTGTTGGCCTGTTTGCCCGCGTAGTAGCGCGAGGCATAGACCTCCTGCTCGGCGTAATAGTACGACGTACCGGGGCCGAGCTTGGCCAGCAGCGGCGAGGAGCCGGGGCGAAGATCATGGACATCGAGAATCTGATCGTAGATCATGGTGATACCTCCCGCATCTTCTGCTGCAGCAGCTTATCGTGCAAATACGATCTGAGGCCGGACGGCAGCGGATTGTCCGCGGTTGTGGCGCGGCTGCGATACATCCATGCGGCGACGCGGGCGACGAGGCCGTTATCCTCATCGCTCGCGGAATCAAGCGTAATACCCTTGGTTTCGATATACCGGGCAGCCTGCGCAAGCAGGTTGCCCAGATATGCGGCCTGATCGTCGCTGATCCGCATCAGACCGAGATCCACGCAAAGCAGGTCGATTTGCCTCGACGTGTTCACACAAGGCTCAGACAATCAGGCCGCCTCCTTTCTTACGCGCCGGCCGTGCAGGTCGCAGAGCCGAGCTTGACAGCCTTGCCAGCACTGTCGATCTCCACGACCGTGATGACATTCCCGGTCGCGGCTGCGACCGCAGCCCCGGAGGTCATCGCCGTCCAGCTGGCGTCCAGCTTCTCACCGGATTCGACCGACAGCGGAGCACCGGCGAGCTTATAACGGAGCTTGTTTGCGCTGGCGTTGCCCGCGACCGTGACGGTCGTCTTGCCGGATGCGCCGGCCGCCGTCGTGACGATCAGGGTGCCGAGGCCCTCGTTGATGTAGTCGACGCCGAATGTGGTGGTTGTCTTCGGCGCGGTGTTTTTGTAGTTGAACAGAACAAACGCTTCGCCGATCGCCGGTTTGCCATCGTAGCGGGCAAGGCCCTTGAAGCAGGTCATGTTCTGCCGCCACTTGACATTTACGTTGGAATCGATGACCACGCCCTCGCGCTGAGACAGGCTGTACAGCGAGCCGAAGCCGCCGCAGACGTCATAGTCCTGCATAAACTCAAGCTCGACAAACTCGCCGCCAATGACCGGCATTGTACCGCTCACACCGGCGACCAGAGCCGCAGCGGCATTAAAATTCAGACTGCGAGACACGATATCGAGGTGCGTCTTGCGGTTGCAGAACCACACCGCCCGGCCGTCCGAGTAATTCGGGGACGGGACGCCGGTCGCTTCGCAGAGCTTCTGGAAAAACTCCGCGCCGTACTTCGCGCCGAGATCCAGCTTGAGGACGTGGCTCTCGTGCAGATCGGTAAACGTGCCCCGATTTGCGCCCCACCATTCCGGCTTGGACGTCGCGGCCAGGCGGGTGATGATACCGACAGGCATTTTCGTTCCGGTGCCGTAAATGCAGGCTTTATCCAAGCCCTTTGCAATGGCGGCAGCCAGATACTGCACAACGGTCGTCAGCAGCGACAGGTCAGTATCGTCAGACAGCACATAGTTCGGAAGAGCAAGATAGCCGCCGATCATAAAACCGTCCATGGTCAGCTGGTAGAAGTTGATATCCAGCTCGTTCATAACCGCATCCATCTCTGTCCAGATGGCTTCCGGCGCGACACCGGCGATGTTCTGGCGGCTGGTGCCGCCGACGGGCTGCAGGGAAATGTGCGGCAGAACGCGAGAATACTGATAGGTCAGATCGCGCAGCATCGGCAGCAGGTTGTCGGGGATACCGAGCTCTGCGCCGCTGGCGCTGCGCTGCGACGTGCGAAGGGCGCGGATGTTGGACAGGAAATCGCGGGTTTCGGGGGCCTGCAGCAGAGCGTCACGCTCCTGGTAGGTCAGGCCGAGCCAACGGCGCTCGGGGTTGGTCATGGGCATGGTGTTATTACTCCTTTCTTCCGCCGGTGCTGCCGGCTGGCCTGCCGCCGGAGGCGGCGTCTGGGCAGCCTCAAGGCTGCGGATTTCTTCGGTCGTTGCGTCAATGCGGGTCTGCAGCTCTGCGATGGCCACGACGTTTGCGTTGCGCTGATTCTCAAATTCGTCGATTGCGGCGTCGACAGCGGCGCGGTCCTCTTCGGTCTGCGCGGCGGCGATATCCGCCTCAAGCTCATGCTCGCGGGCCGCGAAGCTGTCGCGCTCACTGACCAGCGTTTCCATCTGCGCCTGCATGCTGCGCAGATCCTGCTGGCGTCTCAGGATTTTAAGTGCCATTGTTACCTCCAAGTTTCTTTCTTGCCGACGCGCGCCATGCTTCGCAGCGACGCCGGTTGATTTCCTCCAGATCATGCTTGCGGGCCGACACACTCGTTTCGGTGTACGCCGGGAATGTGCAGACGCTTACCTCGTACAGCGGGTCTACCTCCTCAATCTCCCAACGATACTTGCCGCCGCCAAGATCAACAAAGGTCTCGCGCTTAATTTCAAAGCCAAAGCTGCACTGATCGACGTCGCCGCGCTGGACCCGCGCGTACAGATCCATCGCCGCGCTGTCCTGCCGGTTGACCTTGACAGATCCCCACAGGCCGCGGGTATCCTGCCGCAGCGTCAGTGTGCCGGACTTCGTGCGGCCGAGCACAAGCGTGGTGTTGTGGTTGATAAGGGCGCGGACATCGCCGGAAATGCTGGCGTCAAAAGCGCCGGGCTTGACGATCTCGCTTGCGCCCTCCCAGAGTGGATACTCCGAGTTAAAGACGGCAAAGTAGCCCTCAATATAGAGATCGTCAGCCGATTCGCGGGTTGTAAACTGCTGCGAGCAGCTGCGGATCTGGCGTGCAGTGCGCTCATTCGCCATTGCCTTCGCCTCCTTGCTTCAATTTTTTCTGCTGGCCAATCATGTTAGCCGGGATATAGTTCTCAAGAATAACAAGCTCATCTAAACCATCAACGGGAGACAGGTCCAACCAGTCGCGGCATTCGTTGCCGCGCATGAGCCCGCGAACATATAGAGAGCTGGAGACGTCGGCCAGATCCTTGAGCGTGTAGCTGTACAGTCGGCGGACAGACATTTTAAAATACCAGTCCGGGGACAGCAGAAGCTTGCGTGTCAGCTCCGAGCAGATAATGTTCGCGATGGATGTTGCCGTCGTCCGGATCATGTGGTTGTGATCGGCGTCGGAGTAGCTGCCGACACCCAGCATATACGGCGTCACGCCGACAATTGCCGCGACCTCACGTTTGTCCAGCTCAACGCCATCCTTGAGGGCGAGATCTGCAAGACTCAGCGGCTTGACCTGCTGAATGTCCATCAGATCCGCCGGGATGATCCACGGCGCACCGGCCTCGGAGTTCTGCAGATACTCGGTCATCAGCCGCTTACGGCCGGCCTCACTTGAAAACTCCTCGGACAGGCCGTCGACCTTGACAATGACAGACGGCTTCCACTTGTCGGACATAAAGCCCTTTTTTGTGGCGGACGCCTGCCGGAGATTGCCGGTCACGTCCCGCAGGCTCGCCCGAAGGCCAAGCCCAAGCCACGGCTGATCCGGATCCGGCCTGTATTTAAAGTGCAGCACCGTTGCAGGGTCATACATCTTGCCGCGCCATGTCACGTAGTAGGTCGCACCGCCGTCCGTGCTGGACGCCGTCGCGCCCGGCATCGGCGTCAGATCGACAAGCAGGCCATCCCGCGTCTGCGGCAAGACAAAGGCGCTGCCGCATGGCGAAAGCAGCATTGTCTGCACGATCCACTCGACCCAGTCTTTCCGACCGCCATACCGCCATGGATGGATATCGACAAACCGGCTGAGTTCGTTCCGGACGCGAACGTCACCGTTTTCCGCATTTCGGAACAGCTGGATTGTCGCGTTGCTGACGATGTCCGCCAGCCCTCCGACCGCCGCCAGGACATCCGGGCTGTCGATCAGCCGATGATATCCCGTCACAGCCAGCGTGTCAGAATTGGACACCAGCCACTGCAGACAGGACTGGTCGCTTGCAGCGCTGCGGCGCTGCGGTTTCACTTTCAATCGGCATCAGCCTCCGTTTCATCCCTGGCGCTGTCATACCATCCAGCACCCTTGTTGCTCTCGCTCAAATCATTCAGGTAAGCGCAGGCTGCGAAGACCGCGCAATCAAACACGTCAATGCGCAGATTCGGCTCGATCTTCTGGTACTGCACCATGTCGTCGGCCTTCTCGACGCCGGCTACGTTCTGCACGCAGTATTCCATCGGTTCCGCGTGCATGTAATAGAGCGTTCCCTGCTTCGCAGATTTCTCAAGATATCGGAACCCCTCGGATTTCAGGATAAAGGTCTGCATCTGCGCCTTGACCGGGAAATGCTCCTTTTTCATCTCGACAAAGTACTCACGGCAGAACTTCGGGTCGTGCCCGATCCGGCGCATCTTGAAGCCCTCGCCGCGGCGTTTTTTGAACCATCGGACGATGTCGCTGTAGTTCGTGACCTTGTCGTTGGTCATGTCAAGCCATCCGTCATCTTTCCAGCCGAACAGCGGGATCTGATCCTTGTTTGCCTTGATCTCCGCCGCCGGCCGCGGGAACCAGCAGTGCGGGATGATAATATCGACACCCTTGTAATGGCCAAACAGGCAGCAGGCCGTCAAGTCGTGCATCTTGGAGAGATCCGCGCCGCCGTACCATTTGATCGGCAGGCGTGCGAGCTGCGCCAGCGTCCAGTTGTACTTCGCGTCGGACTTGCGCCACTCGGTAATATCGAACCAGGCACGCAGCGCAGCCGTAAAGATGTTAAGTGAGGTGTTTAAAAATTCAGGGCGCAGCTGCGGGTCGGCCTCGGCCTGTGCAGCGTCGTTGATCATATCCTGCGGCCGGATGCTGTAGCCCCAACCGGGACTTGCGGCCTCCAGTGCCTTCGGATCCAGAAGGTCGACGTCGCCGTTCTCATTGGTCGGGGCCTGCGCGATAAAGATGAAGATCTCGTCGGCATACGGATCCTTGATAGTGCCGTTGAGGATCTTCTTGCAGAACTCCACGCGCTGCGCCAGAAAGCCTAGCGCGTTCGCGCCGCCGGAAGATATGATGATGACAAGCTTGTTGGTGTATGCCTTTGTCGCATCACGCAGCTTCTGGAACTGCTTCGGCGACTTATACACATGCGCCTCATCGCAGATGACGATGTTGGCATTGAAGGAGTCCTGCTTCTCGGGATTCGCCGCCAGGGCATTGACGGAGATGAATCCGTCACCGATATCGCCGACAATGGAGTGCTCCATGTTGTTGTCCGTGATACGCAGGCCGCGCTCTGTATCTTCCTTGACCGTCACACCGAGGCGATAGACGTTATATTTCAGGAAGTCGAATCCTTCGAGCGCCTGCTTGAGCGCACCGCCGACCTCATAGACCTTGGATCCGGACCGGCGTTCATACAGGGCCAACGCCCAAGCCAGCGAGGCGGCGAACGTGGTCTTGACGTTTTTTCGCGGGATAAAATCAAGCGCTTCTTTGAACCGCCGTTTGTTTGTCCCCTTGAGGTAAAACCCCATGATGTTGAAGCAGATGAACTTGTGGTAGGGCAGCAGGTAGAACGGCGTGCCGCGCAAAGGGCTCGCGTCCAAGAACTCACCCTGCTGGTGGCAGAGCGTCGTCTCGATGATGGCGATGATCTCGCAGGCCGGCTCCGGCCGGAAATCCCATCGGCAGGATGCCAGATCGTTGAGATAACGCCGGCATGCCAGGACGATCCATTCGCACGCGACGATCTCCCCGCTGAGCACTTTGTCGACGTAGGCGTCGACGTCGCGCTGGTATTCTGCTGCGTGCTCGACAGCGTAGTTGTGCGCATCGTCAAGCAGCTGCTCGATCTTCGACCGGTCCGTGCTCACGGTCTGCTTGCTGCGGGCCTTATTCAGGCCGGTCGGCGTCAGTCCCAGCTGGTTGCGCAGGCCCGTGACCGTCGCACGAAGATTCTCAACGACCGTCCAGTTCGGGTCCTTCGCTGTGTACTCGCCGCCAGTCTTGTTGGTCAGAGTTGCGACCATCAGGCCGCCCGCCTTTTTCCAAGCCTTCTCCGCGCGACTGAGCTCGCGCTCTGTCTTGGCCAGCTGCTTGATCGTCGGCTCAAAAATCTGGTTGTAAGTGCCGACGGCCTGCATGTCGGCGCGAATCATGTCCTCTCTGGCCACTGTTGATCACCTCGGATTCCGTCATCCGGTTTCCCCAAGCGCGGCCGAAAAGCCGCGCCCAGGCTGGTAGAGGATTCACCATGCGTTCCAGGCGGAGGTGGAGAGAATAACCCCGCGCCTGGGGAAACCGGATGACCCGGGACACGCGCGCCCGCGTCGTTTGCGCGCGCATCCTGCTCGCGTATTTTCTTGTCGCTTACCCCCTCCCGTTATTTTCCGTCCGTCGGAAAGAGTCCCCCAGCCCGGTGACCGAGGCCCCTTCCGTTTTCGTTTTTCGAGGGGGGGCTATTCGTCTTTGCCAGGCCAGCCCGGCCGGCGTCAGCTTTCCGGTCGACCGATCGTGAAAGCTGTTGTGCGCCTGCTGGCTGACCGAGATCAGATTCCACTCGGCCCATTGCAGCTCCGGATAATCCTCGACCGGGTAGACATGGTGCACCGTCGTTGCCTCGACGCGCCGGCCGTACCGCATCGCCTCACGGCACAGGCCTTTGTCCCGGCGAAGGACGCGCGCCCGAAGCGCCAGCCATCGCTTGCTCTTGTAATCCATCGGCAAAAAAGAAAAGCGCCGTGACCCTGAACGGATCGCGGCGCATCTGCCAGCCGGCTATCACCTCGACTGCATAACAAAAGCGCCAAACGATCCGACCATCATGGTCAAATCATTTGGCGCTGGCACTAGCACGTTGGCTTTGGCTCTGGCTCGTATTCACGTTTACGACTGTCGCTTTCCTGCAATGCTTGCAGTAAAGCGGGAAGTCGATCAGCCTGGATGTCGGCAGCACTCGCTGCTGCGTTGGCCTGCCGCACAGTGGGCAGATCAGTTTATCATCCGCTGACACCAACAGTATATCACGCGCAATTCTGTTTTGCAAGACTTTTATCCACCCTTCCCGTTATTTATTGATTGTTTCGAGCCGAAAATGTTTATCCCGGTTTGATTTTTGACCCAGCCGAACGTATATCCAAAGTCCCCATATCGGTTATCCTTACGCTCAGCTGACAACTGCACAACATTGTCCGGCGGCTCATAATGCTCTCCTGGTTCCAGTGTTCGTTCTAATATGACGGGCTGCTGCAGCCCCTTCGATGGTGTGTACATGCGAGCCTGCCATCTGGCCCTGCCAGTCTTGCGCGGCTCCTTTGTCATGTACATTGCAACCTTATGATAGCAGTCGATCTCATAATGTCCCGGCCCTTTGTCTGGACCGAACATCTCAATATACTCGGACAGCAGCAGAGCCGGGCTGCCGCGGATTGGCCGCAAGCCGAACTGGCGGATCGTCTCGATATCCATGCTACCGTATCGCCACAGCTCGCGGATCAGTTCCGCATTGCCGCCGTCAGCAGGCAGGATCATGTGATGATGGATACGTTTGTCGCCGTGCTCGCCCTCTATGACATACACATAATCATAGGGCAAACCGCGCGTTTTACGTGCTGGCCGGTATCGCGCGAAGAACGCGCGCAGTCGGCGAGCGGCGATATCATAGTTCGGCGGCAGGAAGTCGTCCGCGTATGTCGTGGTGACGAACAGATCGTCCAGCGTAAAGTTTGCCTCGATCAGATGCTCCAGCTTCTGCACGGATGACTTATCATTTAGATACTGCTGATACGGTGCAGTCTCATCCGAGCGCCCAGACCTTCGTCCGGCCTGTGGACGGATTGCAGCGCTGTCGATAGCGCGATAGCACGGGCCAGCATAGATTTCTTTGATTGTGCGTGAGAATGGGATAGGATCACCTCCTGGTTCTTTTGGCGGGCTCCTGGTTCTTTTGGCGGGCTCGCCGTGTGAGGGATGCACGGCGAGCCCATATCATGACCGGTCAGATCCCCGCGGCAGCAGCCATGGCATGCAGCTGCCGCCATAGTCCATGTAAACTAATTGACCGGATGATACTGGATCCATCAGTGCCTGCGCTTACGCGGCCGCGCCGGCTTGTCGTAGTGCGTCGGCAGAATGAACTCGTTTCGAAGGTCGAACGGGACAAAGGCGTCGCCGCAGGCGATCCGGAGTACAGAGTCGATCCGCTCCTTGTGGAAGTCCGCCTCGTCGCTGCCGTTCCATGCGGCCCGATGCGCATTATCAAGTTCTGCGACCTTGGCCGCAAGCCGCCGCATTCGCTCGGGGCCAAAGCCGAACTCGAGCGCCAGCGCACACAGAATCAGATCCGCACCCTTCTGTACACCGGCGTCAAACGCATTTGCCATGCCGTTGCGCCTGACCTCATCCATGCGCGTCATGAAATCAGCCACCGTCCACACCTCCGGGTTGCATCTCTCCCAACATCGTGTCCCCTACGACGCAGATCTTTTTGCACGCGCCGCGGATGCTTTTGACAACAAGCACACCAATGACGATCCACTCGATCAGTGCAGCCAGTGTCAGAATCTCAATAATCATGCTGCTCCTCCTTTATCGTCCCGGCAGCGCCAGCCTCGGCGGCCAGAGCTGCCGGCCATATCGCATCCACAGTTCTGCGGCCTCATTGCGCTGGATGCCGAGCGCCATGAGCCGCTTGATGTACCGACGCCTCATTTCTTTCCTTTCCTCCTGTAATAGCTTCGGAGTGCGGACTCCCGGGATCTCTCCCGGTGCATTCTTGCCCAGCGGCCGGAAGTCGACATCTGCGGCCAGGCTTCCTCTGGCGTGATTTCCACGCATTCGTCCGGCCGGATGATCACGCGCTTACCGGCACGCCAGAGGACATAAAAGTATCTGTTGCTGTACGGGTCATTCAGCCTGTCCGCCACAACGGTCTCACCGACAGCGGGAGCCAGATGCGGGTAGATGGGAATGTGCCGCTTGATGCGGATCACGACGCGCTTGTCAGTGTCACTCATCGTACTCAATCACTCCGTCGCGGACACTTTTGACGTGCCGGTAGCGAATTTCCGTGCCGGAATCCACATGCGCCACCAAGCATGACATTCGAGCAAAGGCCTGCGCACACTCTTGCATCGATATGGCCATTCGCAGCATATGATACGTAAGCCCTCTGGATTCTGCGGCTGCCGCCGCCTGATTGCGTGACAAATGTAGCCGTCCCATACATAGCTTGATAAACCGTTTACGTGTCATCCATCTACTCCTTTCTTTTCGCCCCGGCTACAGTAGTCGGTCGGACTCACGTTGAGGATATCATGCAGGCTGCACCAGATCCCGACCTGCTCTCCGGTATGGGCGTTAATACTTGGCCTCACGTATTCGCAGGTTGCGCAGCGCACCACCGGCATAACATCGGCAGCAGGCAAACGCCCAATCGCCTCCAACGCTTCTTCGTATGCTGGACGGATGCTTGCGTCTAGCGGGTGCCTGCAAATGCATGCAAAGATTGCTGTCAGCGCCGCGCTACGGCTGATAAGCTCCTCACTCATGGATCATCCCTCTTTTCCGGTTCTTCCGGCAGCGTACCCGGAACCGACATCGCATAGAGAAACCGGATCCGTCGCTTGAGCTGTCCTTTTTCGGCGATCAACTCTCTGATTGTTAGTCCCGCTGCGCGAATGATCGCGCAGCCATGAGCGCCGCAGTTATGCTCGCGGCCACAGCCCAGACAGGCAAGGCTGCCGGTCTCGACTGCGAGTGCGTCCAGCGCACGCAAAACCTCATTCGTCGTCATGTAGTAACCTCCAGTTCCAACAGTTTTCGCCGCACGAACGGCATAAGCAGGATAATGCTTGCGCTCATGTGGAACATCGTCGGCGCACTCTCGCACCGATCCAGCATATGTGCAAACAATTCCGGGTAATGCCACCTCTGCAGCTCATCGCCAAGGGATCCTCTCGCCGCGAAGATATCTGTGCCCTCCGCATAGTCGGCGATCTCGTTGATAATTTCCCGCCCGCGGGCAATCGGGATATAATCTGGTTCGGAGATTTCTGTTTCCAGCAGCTCGACCATAAGATCGACCATGTCATTTCGGTCCTTTATCATGCGTCGTCCTCCCCCGGCAGCCGCACCCATGCTGTGCAGACTGCATCAATTTTCGTGGTGCCACGCGGGAAGCACCATGTATCAGAAGCAGCGTTATAGGTAGCATCATTGCGGAGTGTCACGCCAGCGCAGTCGAATTTGCAGAAGTAATAGCCGGATGCAGGCGGTGTCCCGGTGCTCCACTTCGGCGGCTGATTAGATTCCAACGTTTCCGACAGCGGGACGATTGGCCACGGCTGATCGATAGTGCCGCAGATATAATCCGCGGAGCATTGCAGCTGACGTGAAACCTTGGCCACATCGACAAATCGCGGCTCGAGATCGTTGCGGTAAAAGCTGCGGTGCTCAAGACCCTTGCCTGCGGCCCAGCCGCGCAGTTCCTTGACCGTCGCGCCCGAATAGGACGTCAGATCGATCCGCGCATTGTCCGGCAGCCCGGCAGCATCGGCAGCGGCCAGATACCGCTTTGCCCCGGCAATAAACGCCTGCTTGACCTTATCTGCGGCCTTTTTGGCTGCTGCTTCCTTCTTGTCTTTTTCCTGCTGGTTGGCCGCAGTGCGGGCCGCCTTCGCGCGGCTGCACATACTGTCGCAGGCGTTGTACCCGCCGGCCGTTCGGCCATTGCGGCAGGTCCAACAGCATTTCGCGCCTTGACACATATCGTAGTAATTGCCTAAATCATGCCGCAGGAATGCGTCTCCGCGAGCAGACGGGCAGGTAAGGCCATCGCCGGCCGGGCACACACCACGGGGCAGCCACTTCACCCCGGCTTTTGCGCACTCTCCGATTCTTTGGACAACCATGGACGCCGGAAGATCGTCCTTGCTCATGCGAGGGAACAGGCCTGCCAGCCGGTCCTGCAGCCCGCCGTCGAGCCGGCTCAGCTCCAGCGCCTGCGCATCGTTGAGCGTTCCCTTGCGCCACATATCGAGCAGCAGCGCCCGGAGGTTTGTCTGAATGGCATGCAGATTCGCCAGCTTCGTCCGGCTGATCTTGCAGGCCTGCGCGACGTGGTCGCGCATCCGGCCGGGGAATTCCACGCCCTGCTCCTTGAGCTGATACAAAAGCTCCTCCACGCGGGCGGCCTGCTGGGCCAGCTCCGGCGAGGACAGAACGCGGGATGTGGCGTTCGCCCAGATCAGTTCCAGTTCCTCCATTTCCGCGCTCTGCGGGCTGCGGATGAAACAGGGAACCATGCGCAGATCCTTGCGCCCCTCCTTGACCAGCTGCCGCACCGCTTCGCATCGGCGATGCCCGGAGATAATGCGGTATTTATCGCCGTCCGCCTTGCAGACGCTCGGCGGGTCGAGAATGCCGGAGATCTCAATGCTGCTCTTGAGATCGTCAAGGTCCTTTTTACTGACCTTGTAAAAGTTTTTTTCGTTGGCTTGCAGCTGGTCAATGTCGATCATCGTGACCGTGCGGTCGGTGTCCGATTTGGACACGGCTGCGGCGTCTCCAAACAACGATGTGATATCAAAGCCCTTAGTCATCGATCAATCCCTCCTGCGTCAGATACTCGCGGACGAAGCGGCGGTAATCGATGCCGGTCGCAGACTTGGGGGAGAACACCGTAATCGGAGACCGGTCGAAGGTTGAGCCGTCAACCTTGCCGCTGCGGCGGATCACGCGCTGGAACACCGGCAGGCCCTGCACACTGCGCAGCTGCTGCTCGGCGGCGTCAACGCCGTCCGCCCGCGTCCGCATGGTGATGAGCGCACCGGCCAGCCGGAGCTTGGGATTGATGCGCTGCATATTCTTGATCTGTGCAAGCAGGTTATCCATGCCGAGCAGCGCGAAAGCGTCCAGCTTGATCGGGATGATGACCTCATCCGCCGCGCGGAGCGCACAGGCAGCGGCCGCGTTGAATGCCGGCGGGCAGTCGAAGATCACAAAATCATACGCCTTTTCTTTGCGAACCGTGTCAACCAGATCGGACAGCACCCGTGCGTGAATTCGCCCTTCGCCGGGCGCGGCCAGCAGCTGTGACGCATCGAGGGCCATCAGGGACGCATCCGCCGGAAGAATGTCGACGCCTGCGGCCATATCTGTCCAAGATATGTAGCTCTCGTACCCTGGGAAGACCGGCTTGGTCAGCAGTTCCGACAGGGTACGGCATTCCTCTTCCGGGCCGACGAACCACGTCAGATTGCACTGGCTGTCGCAATCGACCAGCAGCACCTTTTTGCCGTGGTCTCGCGCGAGGATCGCGGCCATATTTGCGGCGGTGATCGTCTTTCCGACACCGCCCTTCAAATTCATGATACAAATTGCTTTCATGTTGTCCTCCGTTTTTTCAAAATGGGATCTCAGAGTCTGGGATATCGATAGGCCCGAACTCGCCCGGCTTCATCGACGCCTGCTGGTATCGCGGTCTCTGCGGCTGCGGCAGGGATCCATGCTGCGGCTGACTGGAGCTGCGGCGGAAAGTCTGCGTCTGGCCGTCAAAGTCCAGCTTGACCCCGATATTGCTCTCGCCTTCCTTGTTTTTTGCCACGCGCAGCAGGCGGCGGCTGTTTGGCGAGTCCTGGTCTTCGCGGTACAGGAGCATGACCACATCCGCGTCCTGCTCGATCTGGCCGGATGAGCGCAGCGACGAGAGCGTCGGCGGCGGGATCTTGCCGCTCTTGTTGCGTTCCGGCCGCGACAGCTGCGAAAGCGCGATGATGGGGATGCCCGTCTGCCTACCGAGTTGCTGCAGGTCGCTGGAGATCTGCGAGACGTTTTCGTAGTCGCTGGCGTAGCGCGTCGACCGGACCGGCTTGATCTTCTGCAGGTAGTCGACCACGATCAGGTCAAAATGCCGCGACAGCGCCCAACTGCGAATGTCCTGCACGGTCATGCCGCTGGCCTCGATCAGTTGGAGCTTCGGCTCGGCGAGCTGCTTTCCAATGGCCGCCATCGTGTCCCAGTCGTTTACGTTGAGCGCGTTCAGCTTGAGCTTTGCCAGCCCGATCTGCGCGACGGACGCAACTATGCGGTCATAAAGCTTGTCTTTGTCGGTCTCGTAGCTGAAAAAGCCGACTTTCTTTTTCCCGGCCATGCGAAAGGCCGTACTGAGGGCAAAGGTGGTCTTGCCGTCCGAGGGATAGCCGCCAATGACGACCATATCGCCCGGCCCTGCATAGATCGCGTCGTCCAGCTCCTGGATGCCCCAGCGCAGATACTCCTTTTTGACGTCCGGATCGTGCCGGGCGAAGAATTCCTGATACGCTTCGGCCATCGTCGCCGTCCGGACGCCGGGGCGGCTGACCATGATCGCGTTGGCCCGGTCAAGCAGCTGCGCGATATCATCCTCAGATTCCGCGCCGAGGATCTCGGACGCAAGATCCTTGAGGCTCATGAGCCGTGCCCGCTGCTTCAGGATCCGCACATACTCGCCCACATTGGCTGCCGTCGGCGTGACCTGCATCAGCCTGGCCACGAGATCATACATGGCGGTGTTCTTCCCGCCGCCCGTGACCTCGGCCAGCACCGTGACCGCGTCGATTTTGCGGTTGTCGGCATACAGGTGCGTGATCGCGTCGAAGATCATGCGGTATGTCGGCTGCGTGATGTAGTCCGGCCGGACTTCGGCCAGCACCGCGCCGACGCAGCGGCTGTCGATCAGCATGGAGCCGAGGACGGACGCCTGCGCGTCCAGCAGGTTTTGCTGATCCAGCGCAGATCTGTCTACAGCCATCGCGTACCCTCCGTGCTGACCACGTGCGAGGGTGCAGGCGGGACCGGCTGCCGTTCCTCATCCGTCCAGCGCTGCTGGTTGAGATACGTCGAGGCATGCGGGATACCAATGCCCTGCCGCCACTCCTCAGACATCATCTGCCGCTTGAGACAGACGGCAATGTGGTCGATCAGCTTGTCGTCCGGCTGGAGCTTATCCCAGGCCCGGATTGCGGCCTGTCTCCCCTCTCCGCGGGGATAGAACTTCCAGAAGCCCTCAAAACGTTCCGGCTTCCAGTCGGCGGTCGCCTTCGGCTCTGTTTTGCGCTTTTTAGGGCGCTGCCCCCCTTGGGGGGCTTTAGGGGGTTTATCTTGTATATTATCTAAATCATTATATATACCTCCACTTTTTTGCGGAGGGGGGGTGGACTTTTCGGTGGAGGGGGGTCTCCGCAATTCTGCGGAGGGGGGTATCGGCAAAGTCTGATAGATCCGCCGCATCGTGGCCCCCGTTTTGGGGTCGTTCGACAGCTGGATCACGATGTATCCGGCGTCCGCCAGCGCAGCTACCAGCCGGCTGACAGACTTCGCGTTCCACTTATGCCCCTCGGCCAGCTCCTGGTTGCTGGCGTCGCAGTAGCCCTCTTTTCCGACGAAGTGCATGAGCGTCGTGATCTCGCCATAGAGCAGCTTCGCGTTCGCACTCAGCGCATCGTCATAGAGCACCGGGGCCGGGATATTTGCCCAGTAGGCCCGCACCTGTTTTTCTGCCAAAAATCATCACCTCCGCCCCTTGCATTTTAGAGAAACTCATGGTAAGATATAGATGCTTTCATGTTGCCCTTATCGGGTGACAGTGACCGTGCAGCTGTTCCAGCGGCTGTGCGGTCATTTTTTTGCTTTCTGGAGCTTATTCTGATAGGCACGTGTCTCCCCGTCCTTCCGGATCGTATAGTTGTTGCAGGCTCGCTTGATGGAGCCAAAATAGCAGCCCTTTGTAAACTGCTCCGTCTGCTCGTCGTAGATGAACGTCGCGTGGTCGATCTTGCTGCGCGTACCCAGGACGATATACCGGCCCGGTGACACCTTGGACTGCAGCAGGATGTCATAACCGTCGAATTTATTGGGAACCATAAAAATACCTCAGATCATACTGTAGTTGGCCAAAACCGGGAGCACGACCGCGATGAACGCAAGCCCGCCCAGGATCAGCGCATTGTTGAATGCTCGGAACATGTCCATACCTCCTTCCTGCGAGATAGGACGGAACGCCTATCGCTGGCGGTATGTTACAGCCATTGCATACTTGATGATGTCCTGCAGATCCTCCACGATCCGGTCATACTCCGGCCGCTCCTGCTCGTCGATCACGCCGTCTCTGGCAATGGCGATCAGACGCCGGTCCGTCTTGTTGTCCGCGAACGCATAGACCGCGTCCAGCAGCTGCAAGACTGCTTCCGGCAAAGCCAGATCTCCGGCGTCCGGGATCAGACGCTGCGCAATCTCACTGGTCTGCCGCAGGTGCTGGTAACACAGATACTGCGCGTCGTAGATCTCCGACATACGAACGACAGTGTCAGAATTGGGCACACGCTCGCCGGATTCATACTCGCGCAAACTGCGCACATTGATCGGGATCTTTGCTGCGGCGGCTTCCTGCGTCAATCCGCGGGATATCCGCGCCGCCCGGTAAATATTCTGCTGCATCCATACCTCCATCGGCAGCATTTCCGCCGCCATACACCCGGCACCGGGGCCGCCTCGGCCTTGCCCATGCCGGTCAAACTTGATACCATGTCACCATGGATATGCGATTGCCTCACGCACATCCTCGATTGGCACCGTCAAACACCGCAAAAGCCGCAGCGTCCTATCCATGTACCGTGTCGGCGAATCCATCAGCCGGTACAGCGTCGCCTGGCTGACCATCGCGTAGGTACAGGCCTGCTCGATCGATACATGCTGCGCGGCCATCTCGCCGCGGATCCGCATCCGGAGCAGATAGTCAGTGTTCCGGTCGACTTTAGCCTTTGCCATTGTCTGGCCCTCCCGAGCGCCAAACCACGCTGTCGCCATCATTCAAGTCCTTGCAAATGTCGCGCTTAAATCTCTCACCGTAGCCGCCCTCGCAAACCGTGCGGTAAAAGACATTGATGATATAAGTCGCTGCGATTAGCAAGTCCAAGTAGCTGCCCTGCACATGAGCAATGCTGTTGGAAATGCCATCAATGCCGATCTCAACATGCAGCTTGCTCTTGTTGTCCTTGCCCATCTGGTGTGTCCTCCTCTCTGTACAAATCGTCGATCGTGCAGCTCAAAGCATTGGCCAGCAGCGGAAGCAATGCGGCCGCCGGATATCCGTCTCCACGCTCCCACTTGCCCACGGCCTGATAACTTACGCCCACTCGTGCAGCAAGTTCGTTTTGCGACAGGCCCGCACTCACACGTCTACGCCTTAAACCTCTCGTTGTGCTCACCTCCATTCGCAACCTTAGGTTGTATTTGCATTATAGCGCTACTTTTAGTTGCTGTCAAGAGGTTTTTTATTGCACGCTACAACTATTAGTTGTAATATTTTTATAGGTGATGCTTATGTTTTGTGATAACCTTCGCGCAGCGCGAAAAAAAGCCGGTTTCAGCCAGCGAGAAATCGCTGAAAAACTATTCGTCTCGGCACAAGCTGTAGGAAAGTGGGAGCGTGGAGACGCTACCCCTGGCCCGGATGCAATCATGCAGTTGGCGTCGATCCTGAATGTGTCGGCAGACGAGTTGCTGGATGTGCAAATAAAAAGGGGCCCTGCCGAGCTTCACGCTGACAAGGCCCAAAAGGCGTATGATATTATTCGTTCGCTTCCGGAAGACAGGCAGACTGAGGCTCTGCGGTATCTGGAGTATTTAGAGCAGCAAGGTAAGCAATGAGCCGGTCAAGATTTTCGTCGGATAGTTTATGTAAGCGCTCAAGCAGGTCTTCCATGGCTGTCCGTCCTTTCTTCCGGTGAGGATGCTTTTATTTTAGAACACTCGTTCGAATTACGCAAGAGAAGAAATTAACAAAAAATTGCTCGATAAAATGGAGGGGTTGACATGAACCGCGTCTGGCGCAGGGCGCTGATGGTCGTCGTATGCTGCGCGCTTGCCGTTGCCGGCTGGATCGGCCTGCTGAATCTGGCGGACACGATCTCCTCTGTCCGCTCCTACAAAGCCTCGCCCGCAGAGCTGCAGGCAGCCGCCGACGCGGCCGTTCTCCCTGCTCCGGATCCCGCGTTTTCCGGCAGCGGAGAATACACCGAGGCCGAGCAGTCCGAGGCCGCAGCTGCATATTATGGCAGCATCGGCGGCGATCCGCTCGATACCGAGCCGCTGGAACCGATCATCGGCAACTTCGTCTCCTTTATCCCCGGCACGCTCCCCGCGGATGTCCCGGAGATCTCCGGCGCATCTGATACGTTTATCGTCAATACGTCAACCGGCGTCTTCCATCGCGCAGGCTGCTACCACATCGATCAGATGAGCAGCGCCAACCGCACCACATTCACCGGCCCCCGCGCTGAAGCCGCCGCCCGCTATACGCCGTGTAAGGATTGCAATCCGTAGGAGGCTGTTATGGCTAAACGGAAATCCATCATCCCTGGTTTCAGTTGGAACCGAGCACTGGGCATCACATCTGCAAAGCAAAAGATTGCACGTGCAACCGGCATCCCAACCACGAAGCAGGGCCGAAAGCGCAAGCTGCAAAGCTCTCTGTGGACCGCAATCGCCTTCGGCGCTCTTGCCGCCACGGCATCCAAATCGCAAGCACCTACGCCGGAGGAAGCAGAGCGGTGCCAGGAAATTCGGAAGAGCGGACGCCGGACTCGCCGCAATATTTTAATTGGTGTCGCTGTTCTCTGCATTATCTTTTATATCGTTGTGAATTTGTTCCCCGGCTTGGTTAGCTGACCTTTTGTTTGGGGTTGCCCGTGCCGGTTGCCGAACACCGGCGCGGGCTTTTTGTTTGCGCAGGCGACTGGGAGCCGTCTGTGATTCCATCATGGTAAATACAGGATGGTTTTGTAAAGCCCTTGGAATGGGTTTTGCGCAAAAATTTTCCACCATGCGCGTGGTTTTTACATATGGAGGGATGGTTTTTGTCGGGAAATTTGTGGGAAACGTGTCGAAAAGCAAAGGATACGATGCAGCCGCGAAAAACGAATCAGGATATCGCCGATGAATCAGGGCTGTCCGTCAACGCCGTCGGACAGTTTCTGCGCGGCAAAACAAAAAGCCCGTCCGTCGATACGGCCGGGCCGATCTGTGCGGCACTCGGCGTATCCATGGATGAGCATTTCGGGGTGGAGGCTCCAGCGGAGGACGATACATCAGAGGTCGAGCGCCTGCGGCTCCAGCTGGAG